GTTCTTTCTCCAGAATTGATAATTTCTCCAATCCATAAATTTTGGGGGTTAGTAGCGTTTACGAAATTTGATAAAAGGAAATCTATTACCTCTTGATCTGAATACTTCCTAGAAGTTTTCTCAAACCAGTACTTATCCTTTCTTTTATTGAATGATGCCATTGTAGCACGAGATTTACCACCATACTTAAAAAAGTCATACTTAGGATTAGTAAAATGACTTTTCATTCCAAGATATGCTTGATAAGTCTCAAAAGGAGTCACTTTAATCTTCATCCATTCATACGTGGTGTAAAATATCCTTCCCAATTGAATTTTCCTAATGGAAATGGATATATATCTGTAAGATCCATATCAAATCTTCCAAACCTTTCAAACTGAGATAATGTAAGATCGACATCACAATAAAATAATTGTCTTCCAGATCTAGGAACACTAGTTCTCCAACCCTTAAAATCAACAACACCACTCTCACTAGAAGTAATAACAGCATCCATCTTATCAAGGTCTGTTTCAGGATCAAAATGCCAAGGAGTGCATGTATCAACTGTTAAAACATATGATAATGATTTAAAAGCAGTCATCCTTAAAAATCCATCATGGTACTTATCAAAAGCTTCTTGTCTTATATCATTCTTAGGCCATTTTAAACCGTTAGTAGCATGTAAGATAAGATCCACACCTCTACCTTTTAACAACTCATTAATCGCTACACCAGATTCTTCTACAGCACCCCACATATCATTACAAAGCATTCCAACTGCTTGAGCATTCCTACCACCACCAGGAAAAGGAAATATTCTTAATGGTTCATCAACATCTCTACCAACGGCAGCATCATTTGGAATAGTATATGTTTTATGAGTTACCTCAAATAACTTTTCAGGACATACATCATGTTGAATAGGAAAATCCTCAATCTGGGGATTTCCCCAATAATGTCTAAGTTCATTTCTATGAATATCTCCCATCCACTCTTTTTCTTTATTAAGAGTACCTAAATGAAGAAATATATTTTTTCCCTCAATTTTCTGCTCTATTTCCTTAATAGCATCCTGTATTTCTTCAATCTTATCCATCCACCTATACCCATAACCAGATAATGATCCTTCTGGTGTTAGAAGATGGTCTACTTCATTCTCTAATGCCCAATCAATAGCATTAAGAATTTCTTTTTTGTTCCACTGTATGTCAATGCCAATTGGAAGTTGAGCACCAGCAAGTCTAGTTTTTTTCTTCGTCATTAAATTCTTCCTCAGTATCAAATTCAGTAATAGCATCTATAGGAACTTCAGCTTTTCCTATACGATACCAATGGACGTTTTCGCCTGTTTTATAACTTGGCCTTTCGCCAATATATTCAAGATCAGGCATATTATACTCTCTAAGTATAGCTTGTAATCTATAATGTAGTAAGTCTAATTTAGATGGCATATCTTTAATGAGTACGACAAAATCCCTTTCTAGGGAATTGTATGTTAAAACTTAAACTAATCCGTTGATGATCAGTTTCATTATTAGCAGTAGTATGATACAACAAACCTGGCCATAAAGCAAGTATTCCTTGTTCTAAAGGCATCTCTTGCTTATCATCTATGAGCGAATACACAAAACTAGATATCAATTCCTTAGTAGGACTATAAAAAGTCAAATTACCATCTTGACCATTTGTTTGTAGATAATAAACTCCAGAAATATCACTAGATCCATGATAATGCATAGGAGCATATTGCCCCTTATTAGTTTTAGTAAACCAAGAGTGAGCAACAATGTACTGATTAGGATAATTTATATCATCAGCATATTCATCACTAATAAATTCTTCATACGGTACTATATTATTAATATCAACATATCCAAGATCACCAACATATCGCATTACATTCCTATATAAGAATGCTAAAAACTTATGACATTGATATCTTTCTAATACATTATCAGAAAATAAAGTACCATCTTCTGCTAAACTAAGTTCATGAGTATCTCCCATCGATGGATGATGAAAATCTAATTGATTACAAACATTAATCAACTCTTCCTGTATTTCCTCATACTCATCATCAAATGCTTTTTCAAGATAAATTGGAGATGGAAAAATAGGTTGTGTGGGCATATTAAATTGGAAGTTTAGCTTTAGAAGTTGCTTTCATAAAATTAAGACGGGTTGCGTCCCATTTTAATCGTTCCTTTAAAGGTTTTGAAATTAACTTAGATACTGATTCTACCTCAATATTATTAGATTCGCAATAATAACATATAGCATCGATATAGTTAAATTCTTCCTCTGCTACTATCTTTTCTATTTCCATAGCAAACTTTTGAGGTGTGAGAAACTTACTCTCTATCGCCTTTTCTAATTCTTTATTTGGTTCCATAGAGCTCCAGTTTATCTTTAACAAATTTGTTAATGTATTTTCCGAGAAGTTTAATGTACTTCGCTTTGTCTCGTTCTTCATAAATCACACACTCACCATTTTCACATGCCATAATAATGACTAATTTTTTAATTGATATTCCCTTCATCTCATACAACATACATCCGTATGCCATACACTGAACAAAATAGTGTTCTATCCAGTTTCGTGGTTTAGGTTTCTTAGATGTCTTAAAATCTATTATCGCTAACTCGCCATCATATTCAGCAATACAATCAACTGTTCCAGCAATACCTAGTTCTTTACTATATAGCGGTCCTTCCAAAGCGTATATATTGTTTATTTTATTTAATTTACCCTTGGCAATCTTAAATAAAAAGTCTGAAATGGGACGTACTTCAGGTAGATCTTCATTCTTTAAATAGTGTTCTGTAAGAGTATGCATATCAGTTCCACGACCTGTAGCCGCTTTAGTAACACGATCTGCCTCTTCATTACCAACTCTCTTTCGCCAATTAATAAAGATCTCTTTATTGAAATGACTTGTTACTGAAGTAATAGAAACCATTTTGACGAGTTCATCCTCATCAGGAATCTTATAATAACGAACTCCATCTATATGCTCTCTTTCAAGAGGTTGGAGATCTAAATCAACATGATCAAATACCATAACGCTCACACTTAGTTTTAGGTATACAATTTTGCGGTACTATCATTTCATCTAAGAAAAAAACTTGAGTTAATCTAAATTCCTCATGCTCACTCCAATAACTTGATTGTGCATGATATTGTTGGCCATCATATGCTATCATTCTATTGTACCTATTTTTGATCTCCAATGTTTTTTCAAAACGAGAATTATTTTTAATTAAATATTTCTCATACTTATTAAGTAATTCTTGATCAGAAGGTTTAGCAGTAGAAGTAATTTTTCTACGTGTATTTCTTATGTCAGTAAGTTCTTCATCACTAAAATCCTCATAATTTTCTAACGGGAAATACATAGATGTTCCACTATCTACAGTTGGATTAGGATCCAAATAAACTACAGCAGCAACTATAGTATTACCATCAAAATGTATCCAACCATTGTTTACGGTATCATCTTTATTTTCAGAATATGGCCAAATTTTCTGAAAACATGTAGTACATACAAATTGATTATCATTTCCTTCTGGATCAAAGTCATCAAACATAGATAACATCTTATTGACTGCTTTGAAACAGAATTCTTCATTAAGTTCCGACAACATATCAGACCTAAAACCAGGATATACACCTGGTTTATTTTCATAATCTAATGAAAGAGCATATTCTCTTACTACATCAGGATCTTCATAAAAACCATCACAACATGTTATAGGAAATCTAAAGTTCATAAACCAGATTCAAGTTTAGCAATAATATATTCTTTGACTAATCCTGAACGAACTATGTCATCAACATCAAACTCTATTATATCAAAAGATGGCATTTTACGCAAGATGCTCATAAAGTCTACGATACCATTACGATCATTAGTTTTAGTAAGATCACTTTGACTCGCATCACCACAGAACATAATCTTCGAGTTTTCACCAATACGAGTGATAATAGAATCTAGTTCGTGAAAATTGAGGTTTTGAAACTCATCTACAATCACAATGGCATTATCTAGAGTTGTGCCACGAATAAAAGAAGTACTCCAAAACTTAATACTTTCCTGTGCCTTTAAGTTGCCATAAAGCATCTCAAAGTCAGCATCAGAAGGCATTTGGAACATATACTTCACCATATTCTTATATGGTATCTGATAGATGTCTGCCTTATCTTCGTGATCACCAGGCAAGAACCCAATTTCACGAGTAGACACTAATGAACGAACCAAGTAGATTCTCTCATATGGAGTATCTGTAGAAAGAAC